TTCGGGCCACGTTTGTAGAACTCCTCGACGAATTCTTCAGGAAGTTTGAAACCACAGAACTCTAGATTGACCCTGCGTCTGTACTTCTTTTGCTTTCCAACTCCGATGTTTTCAATGATTAAGAGATCACTCATTCGAGCATCAATTCTTGAAACTAAACCTGATGCTGAACGAATGGTGATACCAAGAGCCTTGGCTACATCTATGGACTCAACCCAACGAGCATCACCTTCTTCTACTTTACTCGTCGCAAAGATGAACCTTAAAGCTCTTTGCATTGCGTCTCTTGTTTTGGTTGGTGGTTCTGTTGTTGGTTTTGGTGTGACTTTCACCCTCTTCTTTGCTTTCCTCCCGCTACGGCGGTAGTACTCTTCGACGAACTCCCTTGCACTGGTAAATGGACAGTCATCTCTTACTTGTCTCAAGGTCTTCTTGCCATCGGCCTTCATCTCAATAAATTCATGCATCTTTCTACCGATACTAGTCATTAATCCAGATGATGAACTTTTAGGAATGTCTAGATGCTTAGCGATGTCTGCATTGCCTATCCACTTTCTAGTCCTGTAGGTTTCGTCAAAGAGGAAAGCTAAAGCCCTCATTGTCCTTTCGGATCTTTCCTTTTCTGCCATTTGTATTTTCCTCTTGAACTCAACTTCGTTAATTTCATCTTGGCTTAAAAGTCTAACTGGTCCGTGTTTACCCCTCCTTTCTGTTCCTGGTATATATTTAGCTTTTGTGTGCTTTTTAACGCACTTACCTATTGCTCGTAGATCTTCTTTGATTGATTCTGTTGTTTCAACACAAGTTATAGGTAGGTTGTTTGGGTCAAGCGGTATACCCCCTAGACTGATGCCTTCTAATTTTGGAATATTTTTTTTCATCCCTGTACTCTCCTCTGTTAAGGGGGGGAAGAAAAGGGGTTACAATCCTTATTTTTGACAAGGCATGGACCCCCGGCCACGACTATCCTTTTAGCCTCTATTAAGACTGATCCGCAAAGATTTTTCCGGCACGACAGATCTAAGTCTTTCCCCGCAGGATTGTAGACAGGTCAGAGGAGTTTCGTGCCAACCACCTAGGTGAGTGTGGTCGCTGGGGAGATAAACTGTTTAATCAAGAAAAGTTACGCCGGCATTCCAGCGTCCCTCAAATTCTCGATTCATTATAACAAGGTGCCAATCTCGGAGTTTAACAGTCTTGTGATCTGGATGACTTATGGAACCTCTTGCATAAACGCTGTTCACTCTGACCATTTCTTGCATAATCTTGGTTCCATCTTTATTTAAACGACCTGTATCAACGAGAGCCGTACTTGTACCTGTGGTTCTTATAACTTCTGCGGCCATGTGTGGCGTACCTGCCATTCGACCACGAACCATCCTAACTAAAGGTTCATTTGTGTGAATGAAGTAATTTTGCTCATCAAAATCTGATTGAGGAACAAAGTACCATTCTCCCTGTCTTATAACTTTTGCACCCCTCCTTTCTGCTTCTCTAACAGGATTTCTTTTTAAACTCTCGATAGCTTGCTCAACGGTCGTTATTTGAGCATCGCTTGGAAGACTTGCAATAAAGTATTCCCTCTCATCATGACCGCAGAGGAGACGATCAAAAATACCTGGTTCATTCTCGACTCCAAGTACAACATGACGTGTCTCGGGTCGATGTGAGAGAATCCTTATACGCTCGTGATTGTCAATGAAAAGAATAAACTTTTCAACTCTTTTCTTGTGATCACGAAGAATATCGAAGGCAAAGGTTGGATCTGGTTCCCTAGTAAAACTTCTTATTCTCCGCTTCCAGACATTCTCAGCCTCACCTCTATCATTACGAACATCAATTTCGAGATTGCATTGTTTAAAGTGTTTCTCCAACACTTTTTTCCAGTGATCATACCGCATGTTTTCTCCTTAGTTCCTCGACTTTTTCTTGTGCCTTTTTGACATCCGGTCCAATGTTATGAATCACATATGGTGCCCCGGCTGGAGTATCTATTGTCCTGATTACAGAACCCAGTTCATTGAGAATTTTCAGAACATGATTGAATGTGTATGGATTATCTTCAAAGTCATATGACTGAAGATCTCCATCCATTAATAGCATATCAAATGCGGTGATAATATCATCTTTGTGAACAAATGAATTATCAAAGAGATTCATATGTTCACGTATGCTCAAGAAGTTTTCAATTGCGAAATCTTCTGGCAAAGCAATTATGTAGTTTATAGAAGAACTATTCGTAACAAAGTCCTGCTTTATTTTCACTTTTCCTCCACTACTGGGTGGACATTGATTCAAATTTAACAGTCTTGAGTTTCTGCAAAAAGAAACTTGATTCCTCTGGTCTAACATTAATGTGTTCCAAAATTATGTGTTTCATGTAGTATGGAACATTATCATAGTCATTGAACATTGAAGTAGAATCCTCTAACTTGAAATTTCTATCATTGAGCATTATAATCGTAGGTTGAAAGAACCTCATGTGCTTAAAGTCATTTCGGTAGCTGTAAACCCTCATCAGATTCTCCATGTACGCTCCAAAGAGATCGAAGAATCCATCGAGAGAAAAATCCTCTGTCATCTCCAGATAGAGATAGAAATTTGCAGAGCTACTGTTGGTTATAAAATCAGCTTTTATTTTCATAATCTCTTACCCAGTTGCTGTTGCCCTCATCATCCCAGAATCTTGTAAATATGTGAGTACACCTTTTACACTTAATGAGAGTTGCTGAACTCAAAAATAATATTGATCTAATAGCTTCCTTCCCACAGTCAGGGCACATTCGCATGTCTGTTATCAAATAAGTAAGTTTGTTGTGGTCCACTAAAAGTTTATCACATGGTCTAGAACAATTGGCATAAACTATGCACTTGGGACACGGAAACCCATCTGGTAATACTAATTCAATTGGAAGATTCATCTTATAGGTGAGGGAAGGCACTTCCACACTCCTTGTAGTAGCTGTGTTCATCGTAACTATGTGGAAACATTTTCTCATCCATATCAGAAAGAGATTCGTCTCTCAATACCCACACTACCCATTTATGTCTTGTCTCTTTAACATAATGAAGGACGTGTGAATATATTTGTGATTGATAATCTTCTTCCTTAACTCGATCTTTGGTATGCACAATGGCATCTACATAACCATGTAATGCTGCCCTAATGTGATCGGTGCTATCCCACTCCCTGCCATAAGACTCCAGATATGCCTGGGCCTCTTCTTTTGAATATATGGTATCTGGATCTTTATTGTACTTCTTCCAATTGATAATGAAAGCAGTTGAACTGCTATTTGTCACGAAGTCTTGTTTTATCTTCAACGAGTCCTCCGATCTCCTTTACCTTATTAAGAACTTCAGACACCCCAATATTCACTACAAGATTATTACCTTCGTGGGGTATGTCATATTCTGCAACTGTAAACTTAAGGTCTTGACAGATATCTAACACAATCCACATATAGATTTTGCTGTCCACCCACAACTGATCAATTATACATCCCTCTTGAAGAAGTACCTCAAAGAAATGTGTTAATCTTTCTACATCCAACTCAACATCTTGACCTATTGTGTAGTGTTCAAATCTATTAAAAATTCCTCCCTTTTCTAGCATTGACAGGTGGTCTTGTATTTTAAATTCTGATGGGATCATAACAACATAACAGGCAGAAGAACTGTTGGTTACAAAATCAGCTTTGATTTTCACCTTTCTCCTCCGGAAATCTTACAACTACGTGGTCTGTTACTTCAAAGAATCCGTATTTCCCAAACCACACTATCAACTCTTCTAAATTCATTCTCCCATAGGGGTTTATTGGGTTGATAATTGCTATACCCCTTTCATCACAAATTTCAATTAGGCGTTTCATCAAAACTGTACCATGCCCCTTACTCTCTTCTCTTGACTTTATTCTGTGAAAGAAGAATAAAGGATATGGACACTCTATATTATATCCTAACAAAAATTTTTTATGTTTCTCCACGCCGACTATTGAAAGTTCACAAATTCCTTTGTGAGTTGACAAACAGATAACCTCATCATTAACTATTTCTTGAGTTATCTTTGGTTCCATGCTCGACTCCTTCTATAAACCAAATGGACACCTTTCTTTGTTCTCCTCTAACATTAACCTAGTTTTCACAAATGCAAGACTTAGTTTCCATGCATCCTCAATTGATGCATCTTTAAGAGATACCCCATACTTGTCCTTGTCTGCAAATGAGCATGGCATCAACATCATGTCTGGACTTATATAACATGACATACGAGCAGCCTCACAAGTATCAAGAAACATCTCCTCCATCTTAGTTAAAGTTGTAGTTTGTGTAATTCGATTGACTAAACAAGAGTCCATACCTATTTTGAAATTTGTTTTTCCCTCCAACCTTAGGTCAATGAACTCTTTCAAATCGTCGTTTGTCAAGATCCAGTCTTTTAGTTTTTTACCCCTCCCTTGAGGTTTGAACAATAAGAAAATGACAGCATTTAATCTGTCTAGATCAATCTTTCCGCCCCAGACATCCTCACCTTTGAGAATTTTTTCTGCTTTCTCTAGAGATTCCTTAGACAATAGGAAGTGTAGATTTGTCTTTATATCAGAATCCATCAACCTCTGTAAAGCAGAATGTGTAAAGTCTTGATCATAATCTGACACTGCAACGGCCCCGCACATCTTTGATATCTCGGTGTGTTCGCTTGTCAGACCTAGACCTGATGTTGTGTAATTGGGGACTACGACATTTTCCCGAGCATACCCAACAATCTCTCCAAAGTTTTCATGTAAATTTGGATCTCCCCTTCCGCCTAATGCTACCTGGTTTGTATAGGTTTTAGATTCATCTATGATCCTCCTGAAATCCTCAAGTTTCATGTTTGGTTGTTCTTGGCCTCCTTGGTAACAAAACTTACACTTATTTGGACAATGACCCATAATCCCAATGTCAATTAGATTTGGGTAGTCCAGAATGAATGGATCAGGAAAATCATGTTTTCCAAACATAATCTCCTTACCATTTTCCACATTAAAAATAATTACATACCGACCCGTCTCAATAATTTTCTTCGTTCCAACCGTTCGTGCAACCATCTTCCCTCCTAATGAAATATGTCTGTGGTCAATGCTAGTAAAATAAATCCCGATACTAAAATAAAAAAGGTACCAACTGCATAGGCTGCTCTTTCAAGAGTCTTCCTGTAGGCTCTATGTATTAAGTAGAGGCCAAACCAAAGTCCACAGATCACTATTAGGAAGAGGAGACATCTAATGACAAGCCAAAAATCGACGTCATACATTGATCTTCCTCCCTAGTGTGTTGATTCTTCTTTTTCCTCATTTTTCCAATTTACCTTGGCCCCCAACTCTTCAAGGAACATGATACTTGTAATAATTTGTTTCTTTGCTACAACTCTTAGTTCCTCCGTATCTGCTAAGTTTTTAGTAATTAGTATCTCACACAACTTCTCAACTGCGTTGTATGGAACCTCTGGAAAAATATCTTCGTTAACATTATTCATTTCATTCATTTAGGTCTCCTATTCAATTTTTTGTTCCATAGTCCTAAAAAAATTCCCGGCTCTTGACAAAAGGAGGTTAACTGAGGGGCGTACCTTTACAGCACAGTCCTCATTTTTTTTGAGATAGGGCCAATCTCAAAGAGCCGGGAAACTTATAAACAATTTAAAAACTACAACCATATCACTTTAAAATTAATATATATAGTTATTCAACTTATTAATGAATCTGACCATCCCATTTATTACATAGCAAAGAACAAATAATAAATGCCAACTATCCATGGAGATAGCGCGAATGATGTTAAGAAGAGCAATTGAACAAATAAGTGCTCCAGACCCAGTAGCAGGGGTCGGCAGAACAGATGCTTGTGCTTGTGAAAACAAGACGTGTGAGTTATTTGGGAAACCAGTTTCTCGACAAGAAAATATACCATGTTCTGTGATGAAGTGTACATCATGTGGTCTCTCGTTGTTAAATATTGAGGATGTTGGAAACATATATGAGCAAAGGATTTTAGATAAAATAATATCCAAGATTAAAGAGTATGAATCTATTTTCCCTATGGACTCTTATAAAAAGAAAAGGGTCCTTCGTGTCCCCTATCCGAATGAGCAGGCTGGTATGAAAAAGAAGAGAGTTCTTGTTGATTTAGATAAAACTCTTCACCAGTACTCTAAGGGTTGGTCGGATGGAACAGTATACGATCCGCCCATAGCAGGGGCACGAGAAGCAATGATTGAGTTAAAAGAAAGGGGATATGAGGTTGTAATCTTTTCGGTAAGGACGGGAAAGTCTAAGCCCGACTGGAAAAAACAAGAGCGAATGGTGAAAGAGTGGCTTATCAAATATGATATTCCATTCGATATGATAACTAGTGAAAAATTAGCAGCTGAATTTTATATTGATGATAGAGCAATCAGATTTGAAGGCAATTGGGATAAGACTTTACAGGTAATAAAACATTTAGAATCAATGATACAGATCGACTAAGGAGGATTTTTATGAAGTACTCGTTCGCAGAACTAGGACAAAATATACTTACCAGACGTTTTGGCGGGACGACAGTTGGTGTTGCTGACCCATACGTCACCGGATATCATTTTGTCTGGTTTGATAAGCTCCCGCCTACTCTACCAACTTATACTGTTGATATGAATAGTGGACTGGAAAATCTGAATGATATTAGGTATGTACTAGCAGCCTCATGTCTATCAGTTACTCCTCCAGGTGGGACTTTGGCAAAGGTGGAGTTCACCGGTTTAGGTGGAGTCAAGTGGGCAGTTCCTGGTAACATTGACTATGGGAACACAGTTTCAATCAAGTTCCTTGAGTTCAACAAGACTCCAATCCTAGACATTTTTCATGGTTGGACAAAGTTAATTCGTGACTACAGAACTGGTGTTACTGCATTGCTAGATGGTCAAGATGGTGCTGGTTACACCAAAGCTACTTATGCTGGTTTGATCTATTACTGGACTACAGCTCCAGATGCACAGACAATTGAATATTTTGCATGCTTCGATGGATGCTTCCCAGCAAAAGATCCACAAGACTTGTACACCAGTGACGTTGAGACTGTCGGAAAACTTGAAGTCGAGATTGAATTTAACGTCGACTATCAATGGCACGAACCATGGGTTAAGGAAAAGATTGAAAGTACCTTTATCCCAACCCTTGCTCAGAGTAAAATCATAGTCGATTCATATGGCGAAAAGGAATCCGGATAGTAAGGATGATAAGTTAGGAGGATAATTATGTTCACCGAGACAACAAATGTTCAGAATTCTATACTTTTCCTCGGCACTGCAAGGGAAACTCTTTCAAATTTGATTGAGCAATCCAAACTAGAGGAAAAGGAAAGTCTGAAGAATCATATTATGAACGAGGCCACAGACTTTGAGATTCTTCATGCTATTGTGTATGAAGAATTTCCGGCCGCAGATGTTAAGTATGACGTTTTCGACGAAATGATTCTTATGAGTGAGTTTAAGAATTTAATTCTCGAGGACTATTTCGGTATCTGTAGTATAGTAAATGAGGATATTATAAACGAGGTTATACACACTGTAGATACAGTTACCCCTTATGGTCTTTCGACTGCTCTTCCAATAATTGAACATTCAACTAAGACACAGTTTTCATTTGATGAAGCGAAATTTTGGACGAGACTCGAAGAGCACTATACCTCAGTTCTAGTTGAGCAGGCAGAAGATCCATTCACTGCGGCTAAAGAGATAGACCCCGCTAAGATTAAGAAGGCTATTGCTTCTGTTGGTGCACAATATTCCACACTAAAAGATGAACTTAAGAAAAGTGGAGAAAGGATATTTCAGAGCAAACAGAATCTAAAGGCTGCCTTAGCAAAAAAGGCTGGTGCTGCAGATCCAGCACAGGCAGAAAAAGCACGAGCAGCTCTACAGAAAGCTAACCAGACAAATCGTGCTCTTATAGCAAAACAGAAAGATCTGTTAGCCAAGCAAAGTAGCCTCAAACATAGTCTAAGTCTAGCATACCAGAAAGGTAAAGCAGGAGCTGCTTCAGGTGCTGCTGCTGCTGGTGCAAAGACTGTGGCTGCCTTGCAGGCAGTTGGGGCGAAAACTGGTGCTGGCGCAGTAGCTTCGAAGATTGCTGCAGCTGGTGGTTATACAGTATCAGCCGGTACCGCAGGTGCTGCTGGTGGTGCTGCTGTTATAATTGGTGGTGCTGCTCTTGCTGCTCTACTGGGTTATGCTGCTATTAGAACCTATAAGAGAACACTTGGCAAGTATGGAAAGATGTGTGCCGGAAAGTCTGGAAAAGAGAAGACTGCCTGTATGAAGGATGCTAGGTCTAAAGCATTACAGGCACAAATTGCTGATCTCTCGACAGCGTTGAAATCATGTGCTGATTCAAAGGATCCGAAAAAGTGTTCCAAGGGTGTTGCTGGAAAACTCGGAACGTTGAAGGGAAAATTAGCAAAAATCAAGTAGTCTATAGAGATTAAGAAAGGAGATCAAAGATGCCGTTTAAGGGATTTGGTGTGTCGTATCCTGAATACGAGGTTATCACACCTCAAACGAAACTGTCATTTCATGTGAGATCGCTGAATGTCTCGGAAGAAGAACGACTTAAAGGAAGTCTAGTCACACCACAGAAAGTTACGGAACATTTAAACAGATGTCTTTTTGACTCAATTGTTAAGAAGCCTGAAACAATTAAAAATTTCAAGACGTTTCTGACAAGTGTGACGCTGAAAGATAGAGATGCAATTTTATATGGTCTCTATCACATTACCTATGAAGAAATAAGAAATTACGATGTTAGATGTCTTGCTTGCAGAAAAATGTTTCCAGTTACAGTTCAGGCTTCTAGTACATTTAACATCAACCTTTATCCAGGTAAAGATATACTAACGAAAAGAGTCAAAGTTCCGCTTCCAGTGACCACAGGCGTCTCAGTAGTTATCAAACAACCAACACTAGAAAATGAACAGAATTTGATGAGAGAACTTTCTGGAATTAGTCTTGACATAATTACTGAAATGCTAATTCTTGACAGGTTTGAGCAAGACATCGTGGAGGCCACAGAACCTAAAGTCTATAATGAACCTCAAGATATCAGAGATGCATATATGTCTCTTCCAGCAAAAGATAAAAGGGCTATCCATGATAGCTACTTGGAAGAATTTGGTCAATATGGTGTTGAACTGAAAATGAGAACTCTGTGTACATTCTGTGGCCAAGATGAGATAGTTGATGTTGACCTCGTTGACAGCTTTTTTCGGATGGTATTCGGAGCATGACCAAATCGCAGAGTATCGTAAAACTCTAGCTGATAACATCTACGCTGCTATGGAAATGAGTGGGATGTCATACTCCGAAGTCGCTGCCATGCCCGTAAAAAAACTTTTTGACTACCTCAAATGGAAATCAGACCTTGAGGAAGAAAAAAGAAAGATGATGAAAGAGGAGGTCAAGAAACTAAAGTAGAGGAAATTAAATGTCCACACTAATGGAAAAGTTTCAAAAGTCTGTAATTGGTTCAGGAGGAAGGATAGCAGACTATACGGCTAAGATAGCCCCATATGGAGACTTCTTCCGTGTCGAAGACTTACAGACTATCCTATCATCTTGGAATAACATATTACTTACTCCAACTCGGACATATACATATGACCCTGAGTTCGGTAGTGATTTGTATAGGTATGTATTTGATCCGCAGGACGAAGATACAAGACAAGAAATCAGAGATGAAATTCTGTACAAACTAAGGCGTTACGACGACAGAGCACAAATCGTTGATTTAAAGATTGAATACTTAACAGGCCAAAAAGGTTTCACAGTTAGTATTGTCGTTGACTATGAAGGACAAAGAGGTGGAGTATCATTTGAAATTGATGAGTCTTTATACTTCAACATTACTGGGATTGAATAATGAGACTATATTATCACGTTTACAAAAATTATAAGGGATTATTCAAAAAGAAACATAAGGGTAACACTCAAATGTTTACTATTCCCCATATCCCTTCTAGCAACTATTTTACTCACGGAGTTATAGTTGGAAGAATGAACGCACCAGGTGAGGAGTATGATGGTGCTCTCACTTTTATGACTATAACAATGGCCGAGATGTCAAAGATGAAGCAGTTTGTTGATGGATTACAAATGGAGTTAGGAAAGCATTATGAATTAGTTGAAGATGCTCCAGTTAAGGTAGTTGATTCAGATGATCTAAACTATCTGGTGAAGGTTTTGAAGAAGGGAGAATACATTAAATCAGACCTTGACATTCTCTATGCTGACTCTGCAACTAAGAAACTAGGACGAAAAATGTTTCTAATTAAGGGGATCATTGAACTCCATACTGATAAGGTCAAGACTAATCAGTTGAGTATGGTTGCAATGAAAAAGATGGCTTATCTTAGACGATCAAAAGCTGGAATGTCGGAGACATAATGACAGACTACTTACAAAACTATCAGAGAATATATGAGTATATTCATGAGTATCAGAGCCTCGTATATGATATATATAGTAAGCATGCTCCCAGATTTCTTATAACTTACTATAACATAAATAGAGAGACTACAATTTGGGAAGATGATTATGTCTTCGGTGGATCTTACGAAAGAATTGGTAACTTAACTGGAATGAAGTGGGACAAATATCTTCTCCTTCCAATATACTGGACAGATGAAGTAGCGACAGCATTTTCAGGTGAGGATATAGGTTATATAAAGGAAGGGGAAACATACCTTACATTTCCAAACACCTACAACATTACACCATATCCTGGAGATTTGGTTAAACTTGAGCAAGAGTACTTAAGACCAGTCAATGACACCTACCCTATTTTTATAGTTACAAATGCTGAAGTATCAGCAAACACAGATAGGAGATATTGGAAACTAAAGCTTGAAGTTAGAGAAAGTGAAACAACAACGAATGTTGACCAACAGGTTTCTCGAATACTTGCATTTTTTGAATATACAAAAAAGATATATGAAGTTTCTGATGCTGCTTTCCTAACAAAAATGCTTACCAAAAATGAGATACTTAGAGAGAGGCTAAGAAGTCTCTTCGACGAAAACAGTGGTTTCTATTTCGTCGGAGATGGAGCAAATCCAGGAGACTGCTAAGGGGATAAATTAAATATGGCTAATGATACAATTTCTTCTACAGGTGCTTCAGAAACTACAATTTCTAGTCAAGTATATCTTTCAAGAGATAATACAAGAGAGCAGATTGCAAACCACTTGAAGACATACTTAGAATTAGAAAATGTTGATCTGACCAAATCATCCTTCCTTTCTTTTATTGTGAATATAATATCTACCCTAACTGGTAATATGATGTTTTACCAGATTTCCGCATATAGAGAATTCTTTCTAACTACTGCTCAGCTAGATGAGTCTATTTTTAACCTCTCAGCATTTCTGGGTTACAATACTAAAGAGGCTATTTATTCAGTAGGTAATGTTTTGATCACAATGCCTTTTGGTTTTCCAGATGCCACCACTACATTTACAATTCCAGAAAACTTTATATTCAAAGCACAAGAAATAGAATTTATTGCATATTACAAAACCGACATTACAGTATTAAATAATCAAAGTGTTGGAGTAAAAGTAACAGAGGGAAGTAATATTTATAATCTACCAGTCGTTGTAGATACGACTGCCAATTTTAATTTTAGTTTCGTTCTTCCACTTAGACAGTATAAAGATACTGTTCAAGAATTTCAGGTTGATGAAGATCTGAAAACCTATCAGTTTTCCACAATTGATGTACCCGTTGAAGGAAAAGTTGCCGGACAAATTGTAGAAGTTAGAGATCCAGGAAGTTCAGGTTTTGACCTGTGGACTGAGTTTGAAAGTTTATACTTAATGAGTTCAACTGATAAGGGGTACGTTTCAAGGAGAACTGGATTCGGGAGACGACTATACTTTGGTAATGGTTTGATGGGAGTACAACCTATACCTGGTTCTACAGTAAGAGTTACTGTACAGGAAACCGATGGTGCAGATGGAAACGTCATAGCTGGTTCAATAAAGTCAGGAGAGAGAATTTATAATACAGCCGATTCAGGCATACAACAGATAGTCAATTACGCTGTCACAAATCCATCCCCAGCAACGGGCGGTGAAGATGAAGAGGATGTTGAAGATATCAGAAGTAATGCAATTGCTAATATAAAATCTCTTGGACGACTTGTAACTTATGATGACTATACCCATGCTGATGTTGTACTAACAAGCACAGACGAGGATCTTGTTTCTCCAATCGCACCAAATTCAATAGCAATTCTAAAAAGATCAGACATCAAAGTCAATGAAATAATGTTATTTACTACCCTTCTATATGGTACCGAAAATGGTACATCTGAAGATGACACACTAACAGTAGTTGATCAACTAGTTCCAATGAGAAATGCTTGGTTTTCAGTTGACTCCACTTCTCCAATAACCACTGTCTATATAGAGAGAGGAACTGTCATACCAATTGATGGAGTAGATTACTATACACTATTCGATATATCCACTGACAATATTTATAATAGAGCTGCTTACTATCATTATATTATGGATGAGATTTCTCAAAATCCTCTTCTTGTAACTGGTTATGGAGTCGAGTACAATCTGGTTGCAACAACCTTATCTGTTCAAAGGTCTGGTAGCCAAGCAATATTTAGACTTTTATACTCCACAACTGAAGTTGACTATTCAACAACTACCTGCGAAATGAAAATCCTTCAAGACTCCTCAACATATGCAATGGTAAATGATTCGATCAATCAATACTATGAAGTTATAATTGATCCATATACTCTACTACCGGAGGACACCCTTACAATACAATTTACTCTTAGTACAGTAACTGAAACCTTTGCAAGATATGAAAATGAATTGGTATTTAGGCAGTCTCTAGATGACTTTATGATATCTAATCTAACAGCAAATGATGCTACCTCACCTACTCAAATTACAATTTATGATGTCCCGGTTATTCAAGCTGAATATTATGATGGAATCGACCAGGCAAACTTTGAATTAGTAGTCCTGCAAAATATGTTAGCCACAATGGACTTTGTAGACTATAGGATGTTGACAGACTTCACCAACCTTAAATTTGCTCACACAACTGGAACCATGAGTGGCATGCAACGAAATGAGGTCACTAAGTTTCCAGTAATTGATATTGGACTAACGTCCGTACCCGTTGCGCCATCATTAGGTGATCGGTATATTGTCACTGGGTTTGAAGGTGGAGCATGGGAAGGACACAAAGATGATATAGCTGAGTGTTCCGATGCTACATCAGTAACTTGGATTTTCACAGAGCCCATTACAGATGACATATTAAATGTAACAAATAAGGGTGTGAAATATATTTATACAGGCGTTGGTGGATGGGTTGTTCCAATATATGAAATTCCATTACAGTTAGAAATGGAGGTACATCGAGATCCACTTTATCCAAACTCAGCAACGCAGTTATCAAATGATATTAAGGCAGCATTAATTGCAGCATTCACTGACAGATTTGGGGTTAATGCGACAATCTACCGATCTGAAATTATAGATATAGTTCAGGAAATTTTTGGAGTAAGTCACGTTGCTCTCCTCAAACCCGAGTCAAATATATTCTTTGTGTTCGAACCCTATAAGGACTTTACACAACAAGAATTACTTGAGTATGGACCAGAGTATATATTCTTTACAGAAGATGACATTTCAATTGCTATATACGGTTAGGAGATATGGAAACATTATACCAAAAGTCAAAAATTAATATTCCAAAACTTAAAAGGTACATGCTACGTACTGTCGGAGATGAGCTGAGTAAGTTGGTTGAACCTTGTCACTATCCTGCAGTTAAAAAACACTTTTATGAAATACTTAGTGCAGTTGGACTGAAAGAGAGGGATATAAAAGATTTTAGAAATAGGTTTTATGTTGGGATAGGACCAAAGGCTGGACTACTAGTCAAGGAGATTCAAACAAATTTACTCATATTTACTATGTACGCTGCTTTAAAGAAAAGAGATAAATTACTGTTTCAGACAGTATTAACTTATATGGGAATTAGATATTATTCAAACTTAATGCATAGACAAATTCCATATTGTAATCCCGATGTCTTTAAGTATGCTCTTGAGCATTTAACAAAGACTCATCTCTTTGCTCGTGAGAAAACTATTGCTAATGCTGTTATGTTTCTTTCAAAGGAAATGGCTAAAAAACACATACCATCTATTCAAGAAGCAAATCCTGATAAAATAGCTGACTTTATATTAGCCTATCGACACAGATTATCTCAGAGTATAAGAAGTTTTGCATCACTATACTACTATGCTGCAAAAGAGGGAGTTGGAATAAAGAAACCATATGAACCTGAAGAAGGTAAGGAAGATCCTGCTGAATTGCAGAAGATGGAAAAAGCTGGAAAAGTAATTGATCAAATCGTTAAAAAGATAACAGTTTACAAAACTGTAGATAAGAAAGCAGTTGACGAAGCTAAAAAACTAACAAAGATAAGTGCTGTATTAGCCCAGCAAATTGCGAATACTGTGATTGATTTAAAATACTCAGATGATATTAAGATGATATTACAACTCTATCTCAAAAATGTGAAAAGTGTAAAACAAATTTGTGGCAAGGATTATTATAATTACGTAAAGAAGTTAATGGCTGTGAAAAGACTTGGGAATCGTGTGAGTTTCAAACAGGTGGTTGGTGATACTTTAATGAAGATAGCCATTGACTTGGAGTACGTTGATAGGTATGACAGATTTACCACTCAAACTAAGTTTGTTATCAATTTATTTCTCGCCTATTACATTACCATGGTCCTAAGAAATTCCGTCTGCTAGAAACCAAGAAAATCCCTCGCTTCACTTATTAGCTTATCGAAAGTACTCTCAGCTGCCTCTGAAACCCTTGGTGTAGGTGTAGTAGTTTGTACTTCCCTAGTAGTAGCTCGTTGTACTGTAGTTGGAGTTGGTAACGGAACTGGAGTTGGTGTGTATCCAACCGGAGTCTTATATACATCCTCTGTGGGTACTGCATCAATCAAATTTTTAGCGTAGTCTATGAGTGTAGGTCTGCTACCTTCTGATATATTTGTCTTACCTGCAACCATACTATTAAACAGACTGCCAATATCCAATCTCACATCTACAATACCCATTCTCTGATTATAACCAATTGATTGCTGATCCCCTCCTTTTATAACTGCTGCACTTCCTATAAATGAAGGATTCAAATTAAATATTCCAGGGCAATTAATACTTTGTAAGAAGGGCCAATTGTAAGTCTGACCATCCTGTGTCTGGGGGACCCCGAGAAGTAGGATAGCAATTATTGGCCCTACGATATGTCTCAAAGTGGCTGTTCTATTACCTGGGGCAGGATTGTAGAGTCTTATTGTCATCTGATATGATGGAGTAAAACCACTATTCTTCCATACTTGAGGAAAGTCGACTCTTGCCCCAGCCAGCATTCTATTAATAAGTCCTACGGCTCTTACTCCACCTGCACCCAGTGTACCACTTTCTGCAACATCACTCAGTGCTTTTGTAGTTTTATCTAATCCGCCAACAATGCCGCCACCAACTTTCTCAAGAATTCCCCCAGCACCGCCACCCATTGCCCCGCCAATTTTTGCTAAGGTTCCTGCAGCAGACTTAAGTGCTCCAGTTCCAGTACGAGCACCCAACACTTGAGCTAATTCCCCTGCCCCTTGACTAGCAATGTCAGTAATCTTATTTATAAAACTTTCTCCATATTCATTTTGAAAACTGTCTGTTGGAAAGTTATCAGCTAGAAAAGCTACTTTGATAGGTTCTCTTGTAAGTTTAAACCCATGATGGTTTAGTAATTCATTATACTGTGTCCACGCCTTCTCGGCTTTATACAAAGACAAACCCAAGGAGAACACTGGAACCTGAGGATATATAGTAGCAACAGGCATTGTATTCGTAATCATATTGTTGCTAACAAAAGTAGCGGGCGGAAGTCCCCAAATTGGATCTAATGTGATTAATTCCTTATCTCCCATCTAAAATCCTCCTTATAAACCTCTAGCTGTTCTATCCATATATTCATCATGATCTCCCATTTGCTGTCCGCCACCACCGCCACCTCCAACAACATTTTGTTGTTGTGAAGTTGTTACAGTGTTGATAGTTGAAATCACGGCAGCTGTGGTTTCTTTAGTACCCTCTTTCATTTCTTTAAGAGTTTTCTTGCCCATCTCTACTATAGGTTCAGTCTGCGCAATGAAGTCATGCGCAGCACCACGAGCAAGTGCCATCTTATCTGTAGTAACTCCTCTGACTTTCTCCATAGCAACTTGAGTAGCTCTAGCTGCTTCGTCTAATGCACCTTTACTCTTAACAGTTCCAGCCAGAGCCTCAAGACCAACAGGTTTATACTGTGATTTGAGGAAACCTAAGAAACGCTTTTCTCTTTCAGTACCATACCCTGCTGCGTCAGTAAATGGCATCTTCTTTCCGGCCACTTGTCCAAATTTAATTCTAGCCATCTGGACTTGATCAAAACCGTATGGAATATACTCGCCAATGTGTTGTTCCATATATGCTTGCTGAGCAGCCTGTATGGCCATATACCCTTCGCTGCTTCCTACACCACCGTGATAGTATCTTTGTCTCATCTGTTCTGCTGTTCCACCAAGACTTGTGGCAATTCTAGCCCCCTGCACTGCTTCAACTCTTCCTCTACCAACACCACCAGAAGCTTCTTTTCTCGCTCTCATTCCTTTTTCAACTTCTTGCCAATCTTCTGAAATTTGCTTCTGTAACTTTTTGGAGCGTGCATCCATAAATGGTGCAACTATATATTTGTTTATCAAAGTTCCAAGAGCAAGTCCACCTGCTCCTGCAAGTGCGACTGCCAAGGCTGGCCCACTAAATATCGTTCTTAGTAGAGAAGGTAATAGTCTTCCCAGCATAGGGAATATAGTTCCTGAAAAAAACTTAGCTGCTATACCTCCAATGTTGCCAATAAAACTCTTAACAAAACCGAAGGCCAACATAATCCATTTTAGTATACCACGACCCATGCCCCTAATTCTTCTACGAACACGATCCATTGAATCTTTTACAGCCTCTATTCCTCGACCCATCTTTCTATACCAAGGTCTTTGATCCTCTAACATCAATTGTTTATCTCGTTCTATCTCTATACCCTCTTCTCTCCACATTGACCACTTATCTAATCTGTTGTAGAGATGATCAACTATATATTCTACTTTCTGCATCATAGTGGGAGGAAGAAGTTGTAATCCTTCTTCTTTTCTTTCAAATAATCTTTTAAATGGAGCCATTAAAAGATCTTTAGCCCCTCGTTTCTTAGTCCAAAAGTCCTTAGTCTCTTCATTAAATTGTGCACTTCTGTTAACTGCCCATTCAATAGGAGCAGCAATAGCTCTTATTGACTTACCTGTAATAGACCACCTTTTTCTTTCAATCTCTTCAATTTGTTTATAATCTTTACCAGTTATTACACCTGACATATCTCGTAATGCTTCAGATGATGCTCTAGCATGAGCGATAATTCTGTCACTCTGATACATTATGCCAGTATAGGTTGTTCCGGCAATACTAACCATATTCTCAAACATATTTCTAGATGTTGGTAAATCGGCCTCGTAACCACCCCTTGGTTTAAATAGAAGCCTAAAGGGGGATGTAACTAATTTTGCAAACGCTCCCACACTCCAGAGGAAGTTTCTTATAAGAGGATTCTCATAAAGCATAGTTGATAAGGCAATTCTAAATCTGTTACCAATACCAATAAGACCAAAGACAAGTCTCCTTTGAAGTCTTATCATTTGTTGTTGCCAAGGTAATTGATATTCTTCAAACGTGTCAGTATAAGCGCTCAGGAATGATTTTATCATTCCCCTTCTCTCTTGTGGGCCACGTCGAAGAGTGTACGCCTCAATGCTGTGTTGACGTTTTGACATAGTGGCTAGAAGACGATTAAATACTTTTACTGGTTCAGTAGCCTTAGCGACTACTTCTTCGGTTGGTGCTTTTAACTCGTCTATCTTTTTCATCAAGGCATCAATCGGCATTACAACTTCTGCCCTATGTACTTCCGCTAACCCCCCCTTGCCAATTACACCACCTGCTTGAAGTTTAGGTACTGCATCCGCTTCCGCTCTTTTCCCTTTACCAAATATACCCTTAACCTTGTCCATACCTGAGGTGAAAAGACCCTTAAACTTTCCACCAACCGAAGAGATGGCATCACCAAGTGTAGACTTAATTCTTTGTGCAGCAGATTTGAAGACGTCAGTCTCCATGAATTTGGATGCAAAATATCCAAATATTGGGGAGGCTCTTGCGAGACCCATTGCGACAACATTCTTTTTATTAAAACTTATGTCTTCACTTATTGCTTTTCCATATTGTCCAATGGCTTCTTTTGTTGCTAGGGCAGTTCCAATGGAGATCTTCTTGGCCCCCATTGCAACTTCTTTAATAACCAAATTCAAACTTCGAAGGACAGAACTAGTTGCTTTAGATACTTGTTCAATTCCTTCTTTTGTTCCTATACCCTTTATCTCATCAATTCTATCTTCAATGCCTGCTTGCATTTTTGCAGCAGCGGCGTTAACTCCACCGATATTCTTTAACCTCTCTTCATACTCTTGCTCGGCGGTTTTCTTTAATTCCTCAGTGGAATTAAATTCATCATCTGCCATCTAGATCTCCTTTTTATCTAAACATTTTATATATGCTTGATCTCATCTTTATTTCACTAGATACAGAAATAACTTCAGAGACTACAAATAACTCTTGAATTGGTATAGTATCACTTACCCCTCCAAATGTAGATTGATACGCCTTCTGAAGAGGATTAAGAATGTGTATATATTTGGTCCTTGCATTTAAGAACATGGGAACGCTTTTTGAATAAAATTTCATAATAGCAATATAATCCATCAACTTTTTATCAAACTCTTTACCTTTTAGACCAGAATATTTTCTTAAATGTTTATTTAAGTAATTGTAATATCGTTTAAGAAGAGCATTAGATAATCCCACTCCAGCAACTTTTCTTTCAATAGAGGCAATGAATCTTACAATGTTTTCCATTTCTTTAACTGGTTTTCCGCCAAAGTCAAAAATTTCATTGAAGTAAGCGTAGTAAAACTTATTTAAGTCATTCTTAAAAGCAGAGTAAAATTTAGTCGGATTTCTATCTGCAAACATATGAATACATTCGTGAATAGTAATTTCAGCTAAGACCTTATTAGAAGCAAAACCCCACTTGTTTATATGGTTGTCAACTAAGATGATAACCTTCTTAGAATTAGGATCATAAAAACCAGCTATATGTCTTATTGCACCTTTCTCATTGATTACAAATTTTCTGATCTTTCTTACCCCTTTTGTCATCCAACAAGGGATAACTGTTTTTTCTTTAATTAGCTTCCTTATATCATTCACAACAGGTTTAGTAATTGAAGCTTTTGCTAATGATTGCAAGAACATAAAATTCAGAGTCTTCGATCCATATAGAGGCTCACCATCTATCTTCGCTACAACATGAGGCGCAACGGGAAGTGCAAAAAATTCTTGCTGAATAACATCGCTCATACTTTTACTCCTAACTCATATATGTGCCTACTATATCAACAAATGGATCATCAATCTCCCCTTCGATAATTTTTCTTCGTACATCATCTAAAATTTTCTGATTCCTAAACGGAACAACAGTATCCCCATAATTGAGGTCCATTATAGCTTCTATAGAACTTTCCTGTACTCCTGGTAGACCAATCATCATTGGTGGATCATATTTACGAACATAATATGCACACGCAGCAGCGAGTGATAAATCATCATTACAACCAGAATCGGCCTCGACTCTACCACTTGGTTTACTTATCAAACCAATCAACTCAAGGATCAATCTTTTTGATTTAATACACTCAGGAAATTCACTTATATAAGAATAAAGCGAATCAATCATTAGTGGCCTTGTCCTTGAGTTTGTATTCAAACCAGGTACAACTTGATCCTTCCCCTTTTTCTCCTTGTACATCATCATTGAAAGATCAGTATTATTGATCGCTTCAGCAACCTGATTTCCATATGAATTATTTTCAATAACTATACAACCAGGATATTGAATACCGGCCATTTTAACAACTTCTGTAAAGTCAGTTACAGAACATTTTCCTTGATATTCCCAAACTTGTTCAAGCGTCTCATAGTCGAATACTTCAACACCTGATTTATCGCTACCAAACTCAGGAGCAGTATCAACTCCTGTGATGTAGTACCTCCCTGGAATTGGATCTGAAAACTTCCATATCTCTCCATTATATAACTTCATAATGTTAATTGGCTCAACTTTTATATCCTGTAGATTTTCAATTATATCAGCATCAAAGAATGAACCTGTTGACGCAATGAACTTAAGTTCCAGCTCCTGTTGAATTTTTCTTTTATCGTGGCCCCAAAGTTCACATTGGGTTTTATACCAATCTGGATCTTTGGCTAATTGTGGTATATCTCCCCAATGAATCTGTACTGGTTTGAAAATATCATCCTTGCTAATTGCTCTTTGGTACCTTTCGTAAAACCACTTACCAACTCCTTGAGTCTTATTTGGAGTAGAGAGTATTACTGTACCAAAGGGGACTTTCTTCTCTCTCGCATTTTTCTGATTTGTCGATAGTGCTGGAACCATGCCGGTCCATGCTTCGTCGATAAACTTAATAAATGCTGCTTCATCAATAACGAGGAAGGTGACAGATTTACCACGTAAAGTCTTCTCAGGAGCGTTCGGGGCAACTGGTGAGGCAAAACATTTACAACCATTGCTTAGTATGAATGTCCTTTCTGTTCTTTTAGTAAACTTAGGAGCCATCCATTTAGGTATCTTATCAATCATGCTCATAATGTGGCGAGCAAAATCAGTTGCTTCAGGTGCATCTTTTGAGATGATTCCAATGACTACGTTCTTATAAAATGTTACTAACCAGCAAATCAATGCTTGAATTATAGTTGAGATTCCTATCTGTCTAGATTTCAGAACGAAAACGAAATGCTTCCGGATAATTTCCATTATCAGATTTTCTTGCGCGCCATAGGGGATCAAAGGTACATCTCCCCCAGGCAATTCAATCTTTATATACTTTCTACAGAAGTAGAGAAAAGATTTTTTGCACTTCAAGTACTCGGAGACATACTTCTCAGCGTGGTCTTCGAGTTTCTGTGAATCTATCATCTGTTCTCCTTAACTTAGTCGCATCCTACCTTTTTTATTTGTTCTCATTTTTGGGATGAGAAAACTTGCTATATATATTACTTACTAGAAGAGGATTGTTGTATGTTTTTAGATTGACCAAACCCTAATCTATTCTCCTCATTGGCCAGTCCTCAACCAATGAGGAGAAACAAAGGAAAAGAAGGAAAGGAGGTTGTGTAGGTAGAAGCAAAAAGTCACATGATTTTTTTATTTAGAGGATGTTACCTGAAAGGGGGTTTGAAAAAACCTGAGAAATGAAGAGAGAGGTAAAACTGAATGAACTTGGCAAGTAAACTGGGGTCTGCTATTGATAGGCAAATTACTACTAGTGGGAGAAATGCACATAACCCTGTATTGAAACTCGAAAACTTTGTTTACGAGGAACCAGTACCCTGCCCTGTTTGTGACAGAGGCATCATCGTGATGCCGCCAACAATTGAAAGACACACTCTTCCCCTTGAGGGACTATACTGCATGTTGTGTGGCCAACAGTACGAGGTCGCTAGTATCAACCACATCCGTAAAAGGAGGAGGTGGAAATGTTGAGTGCCTTGAAAGGAGAACTCAGCAGTATAGGCAAACACGGCGAGAAATCGCCTGACAAAGACTCAGACATAGTTAACAGAAAGGTGGTGGTAAAAATATTAGCCATATATTTTATTTTTACAAGTTTTACGAGGATGTTATTTTCTTTTTAATAAAAGTTATTTTTCCCATGTGGGTGTGGGGGCTGTAGGCCTCCTAACACCATTCTTTTTGGATTTACAGAGTAGGATTAGTTCTCATTAATCGAATAGTTGCTACTGCCTGCCACTCGCCTTCTCTATTAAAACTCAAGTCAGAAGATCTAAGTATATAAGTTCCACTTGCATCAGTATTTTCTGATACTTTGACGTTCAAGTTTACAGGTTGACCAACATCTACTAGATTTAAAATACGGAGATTTCTCTCTAAAGAAAATCTGAGAGTAGAAAGATTTCTAATTGGTGGAGTAACACTCGAAAGCGCAAATGTATTATCAGTATCATAACCAGTGTGGTCTACATGGAATCTAGCCCTAGATAGTATGGGGCTGTGAAATATTTGAGCACCTCTCTTAGATATTAAACCATAATTCTTACATACCTCTTCTAAGTCCAAGGCGATAGTATTATATAAACTATCTCTAGGTTTCACAATGTAGTTTATATGTCTGGCCTCACTGGCAAACCTAGTATTAGCTGCATAATCGCTTCGCATAAGTTCATAAGTATAGAAGCGTTTCCCGTCATTACATTCCTCAATCACCTTACTATTATCATCTCCAGAAACAAGTTGATATACTATAAATACAGCAGCCTTATTCATTCTTTTGTTTAAGTTATAAATGTATAATTTATCCTCTCTGTAATTCCATCCCATTGCTCCTTTATAAAATCCAAATTGGTAATCCAAATATTCAATAGCCCTATTAAAACTTATCGGGGGAATAATTACTTGATCAATAGGTTCAGTATTCAAGTTCTCTTGATCCATCTCTAAAGTTGAAAATGTTTCATTAGTTAAATCTTCCATTATCTCCTGTAGTGTTTTTGCATAGTAAATACTATTTACAAGACTTGATAACGAAGACATCTCCTTCTCTGGAATAGTCATTATACTAAAATTAGTCCTATCTGGCTGATCGGTTTGTGAGGTTGATCGCTGTAAGGGAAGGGTAAAACCAGACTTAAAATGTACAAGGGTGTAGTCTATCTGCTCCTTTGGGAGCTCAGGTTGCGTTTGACCGAGATAACGTATACTCATTTTAATTGGATCTTGTCCATAAATGTAATCTAAAATTATATCTCTCGGGTCAAGAAACATATCAATAGAAATCATTTGAAATGGTCGATCTAGCGAGTTGATAATACGAACTCTAGACACATCCATAGAGAAGTCTTTGTCCTTTATCCTCACCTGAATATCATAACTTCTCGAAGGAACATATGGTCTTTTACCTGGTGCATCTGGCATACTCAATCTCCATGATATTTTTTAAATTTGTTCCGGCAGAAAGACAAAAAAATAGACCCGGTGTAAACCAGGCCCATTTTTTTTGGATTTGTGACTATGCCGCTTGCCTAGCTGCTTCCAGTGTAGCAACTGCGTTAAACATTTGTGAAGGAATAGTTAAGACGCTTTCAGCCACATCCTCCATCAATATCCTTGCGTTTAGGTTTTTCTCAATGGAGCTAAACCTGCAAATGGAGTGAAACAGATTCCAGGAAGTGATA